CCCCGGCAGGGTCAGCCCCGGCGCCGCGCCCCCGGCCACCGCGGAGGTGGTGCGCTGCAGCAGCGACTCGGTCACGTCCCGGCCCCACAGCTCGTAGGACTCGATGGCCATGTCCGCGCCGTCGGTGCCCTTGGTGACGTCGGGGAAGTCCAGCACGAAGCGGACCCGCACCTGCCCGGAGGGGCCGGTGTAGAAGCCCGTCTGGTACGTCAGCTCGATCGGGTTCGTCGGCTGCCGGCCGGAGATTTCCTTCACCTGCTCCTTGACGACGTCCACGGCGGAACGGATCGTGCTGGCCAGGCCGCGCAGGTTGACGCCGGAGCGTTCCTGGATGCGCATCCAGTCCTGAAAGTTGCGGGGGTGCGAACCTGTCATGTGGTGCCACCTCCTTCCGAGGGGGGCCGCCGGGTGCGGCTAGGAGAGGCGGCGGGCCCGGAGGATGGAGTGCTGGTACAGGGTGACGGAGGACCCGGCCGCGTTCGGGGCGTAGGTCAGCCCGATGTTGCCCGGGGTGGCGCCGACCGTGACGACGGCGCTGAGCCGGGCCATGGTCGCGGCGCCGTTCCCGGCCAGGGCCAGGGTGGTGGTGATCGGGGCGGACTGCGCGGTGAGCGGGCCGGAGGCGAGGTTCGCGTTGTCCAGCGCGAGCCCGAGGATGCCCCAGCGCCCGCCGGACGCTGCCGGGATGGCCCAGCCGAGCCTCATGTCGTGCTCGAAGCTGGTGCCGTAGAAGAGGTCGACCTCGATGGCCCACGTGCTCATCGCCGGGGCGGCGATGGACAGCCCGCTGGGGGTCTGGAGGATGGAGTCGGACACGGAGTTGGTCGGCAGGGTGCTGATCTGCTCCCGGCCCGCGAGCGCGGCGGTGATCGCGTCGGCGACGGCCTGCGCGGTGAGGGGCCCGTCGCCCTCGATGAGCCCGGCGATGCCCTCGTCGGTGGCGATGGCGGCGAGGTCGTTGATCCGGGCGCTGGCGTCCTGCCCGAACTTCTCGTAGCGGATGAGGTCGGCGGCGGTGATAAGCCGCGCTTCCTCCGGGATGTTCTCGACATCCTCGATGTCTACCCAGCCAAGGTACGGATCAAAGCTGATCGGATCGGCCATTAGGCTTCCTCATCTTCTACGAAAGTATCGGTGTATGCGGGAGACAGAACGACTTTGATTTCTTCCCCAGTCTCTGCTGTCTCTTCAACGGTCATACTATCCAGCTTCTGCATCTGCTGAACCGAACGACCCGGCAGTGTGGCCGACAGTGGGATCCATACGCCGGGCACGAGGTCGGCAATCGTCAATACTCCATTCGGATTCAGACGAGTGTTGTCGGGAATCCTCACCACCAGCGGCGGTTTGCTCGACTGCTTGTACGAGCGCTGCGCCTGACTCCGAAGCTCCGCCACAGAGGGGATGTCCTCCGGGTCATCGCCCTCCGTCTCCTCGTCATACGCCTGGTGGATGACCTCCCACTCCCCGTAGTAGTCGTCGACCGCCCCGGCCTCGCCGAAGTGGCCCTTCCCGTCGGTCATGATGACGTTGGTGGCCAGCTCCATGCCGTACTGCGTGATGACCGGGTCGCCGATGAAATCGTCCGCCGTGACCATCGGGGTCTGCCCGATGCGGTGGTGCACGTCGAAGAACAGGATCGACCGGCCGATGACCGTGTAGTCCAGCCCGCCCCGGGCCGCGTAGTTGTCGATATGCTCGAACACGGAGTACTGCATCGGCAGGGTCCGTGCCGAGGTCCGCGCGTCCGAGACGTCCGGCCGATCCGCGTAGAGGTACTGCACATGGGCCAGCACGTTGATCGGCGGGTCCAGCGCCTCCTTGCGCGAGAGTTCCGCGGTCATGATCCGCTTCACCCGGTCCAGCACCGTCGAGACGTTCGGGTGCCGGTTGTCGTACTCGTTGCGCATCGCCGTCCGCACGACGTAGACCATCACGTCCCGCGCCTCGATCTCGACGTTGAACCCCTGGTAGGAGATCCGGGTGATGGGGCCCTCCCACACCCGTTCGGAGCCGCGGAAGATCACCAGCTCCACCCGGTTCGTCTCCGCCAGGCCCAGCGCCTTCTGGCACTCGATCCCCGGGGAGCCGACATAGACCGTCGCCGTGGACGGGTCATCGCGCTTCCGCTGCCACTTCACCCGCTCCAGCTGATCCAGCGCCGCCAGCTTCCGCCGGCCGCCGCGGTCATACAGGAACGCGGTGTGCTTCTCACACGTCAGCGCCACAGCTACTCCCTCACGGAGGTTTCGAGTTCGACCGCGACGCCGGACTGGCCGGGCATCAGGTCAGCGGTCATGGTGTATTCGTGCTGGCAGCCCAGCGTCGGCCACAGGAACGGCCGCCCGGCGGAGCCGAACAGCAGGTGCGTCGCCGGGACGGTGCGCCCGTCAGGGAGCCTCATGGTGGCCCGGCGGGTGATGCCGTCCAGCGTCAGGACCGTGTTCGGCGGCAGGTAGGAGATCAGGAACTCCCCGTCGTAGTCGCACCCGGACTCCCCGGCGTCCTCCCGGTAGAACCGCAGCCGGATGTACTGCGCCTCCTCGCCCTCGGTCACGACGCGCACCACCGGCACCGTGCGGCCCCAGCGCTCGGTGTGCGTGGAGGGGATCCGCAGCGTGCGCCGCCGCCAGGAGGTGATCGCCAGGATGTTCGGCGGCAGGATCACCGGCGGCCGGGGCGGGCGGGAGATGCCGGTGTAGTAGGGGTCGGTGACGAAGTCGTCGTAGGCGTTGATCTCGACCGAGCAGTTCTCCCACTCCGGGTCCTGATAGTTCAGCCCGGCATCGAGGTCCAGCAGCCCGACCTCCGCGAGCGAGGTGAACGCCCACGGGATGTCCGCGCGCAGCGTCCACTCGATCTGCCACATCACGAAGCCCTTGGTCGGGAACTTCTGCACCACCAGCGGCCCCTCGGAGGTGTTGACCATGTGGAAGGTGCGCGTGACGTGGTACGCGGCGAGGTTGTCCTCCGGCGGGGCGGCGAACATCCCGATCGTCTGGCCGCCGCAGTTCAGGTCCGCGTCCGAGCAGCCCTCGTTCGCCAGGACGCTGCGCAGCCACGCCATCCCCTCCTCCATGGCCTCCTGGTCGGCCGCGAGCGCCGTGACGACGAAGCGGATCTCCCGGGAGCCGTAGCGCGGGGCGGTGGTGACGGCGCCGTTCCCGGCCAGCTCGGTGCTGGAGATTTCCTGCGTGGAATCCTCCGCACCCTTGATCTTCCCCGGCATGAGCCCGTAGAAGCGCTCGCCGGCGGGCCGGTTCGAGAGCACCCACGGCGCCCCGTCCTCCGCGGGGGTCAGGTAGGGCTGGTGGCCCAGCGCCTCGTGCAGGGTGTCCTCGTCGCAGAGCACCTCGACCTGCGGCAGGAACGTGCGGATGTACTGCGCGGTGCGGGCCTTGTTGATCACCTCGGTGCCGCCGACGGTGAGGTAGCTGTCGTGCATGGGGTCCCCTTAGATGTTGCTGGTGGTGGCGGCGAACTCGTCGATGACCTTGGCGGCCACGATCTCCGGGTTCTTGGTGGGCGTGCTGACGGGGATGGTGAGGGACTCGATGTTGATGACCTTCCCGGCGGGGGTCGAACCTCCGACCCCCTCGACGGGGGCCCGACCGGGACCGGCGATGTTCGCCGCGCCCGTCGCGCTCAGCGGGATCGAGGCGCTGAGGGCGTTGGCGAGGACGTTCTTCTTGGACTTCAGCCCGTCGGCCAGCCCCAGCGCGGCGTTCGCCCCGGCGACGTACATCTTGGACTTCGCGAAGGCGTCCGTCACGGAGCTCTCCATGGTGCCGGTGACGGTGTCGAGCACGCCCTTCAGCATCGTCAGCTTGGACATCAGGCCGTTGCCGAGGCCGTCCATGATCGCCTGGCCGGCGGGCACGAGCAGCTGCCGGTCGTAGGGCAGCGGGCCCTTGTTCTTGGCGATCCAGTCCGCGATGCCGCCGACGAAGGACGTCACCGCGCCCCAGGCGGACTTCAGGCCGGAGAGGAACCCGTCGATGATGGCCTTGCCGGCGCCGGTGAGCAGGCCCCAGAGGTTGCTCAGCGCCCCGGAAATCTGGCCCGGCAGCCCGCGGACCCAGCCCATGACACCGTTGATGCCGCCGGAGACGGCGGAGGTGATGCCGTTCCATGCGGTCCTGATGATGTTCAGCATCGCGTTCCACGCCGAGGTGAAGAAGCCGCGCACCGCGTTCAGCCCGCCCATGACGGTGCCGTTGATGTTGTTCATCGCACCCTTCAGGAAGGACACGATGGAGTTCCACACCGAGGTGAAGAACCCGGACATCTGCGTCAGCCCGGACTTGATCCCGCCGATGAGCTTGCCGATGAACAGCAGCTGCACCGCGTTCCACAGGAACTCCAGCGCACCCTGCAGCATCTTCACGATGCCGTCCCAAATCTGCCCGAACATGGTGCCGAGTGCGTTCAGCGCCCCGCCGATGTCGCCCTGGAACAGCTTGGTGAAGAACGCGCCGAAGCCGGTGAAGATGGCCGTGAGGACCTGGACGGCGCCCATGATGAAGTTGCTCATGCCCTGGAACACGCCGACGACGTTGTTGATGATGCCGATCAGCAGCACCCCGAGGATCGGCACGAGCGCGGACAGGATGAAGTTCACGACCTGCCCGAGGACCTCGATCACGGGGGTGACGGCGGCGCTGATCTGCTGCAGCGCCGGGACCAGGAACGGCGCGATCATGGCCACCAGCTGCCCGATCCCGGAGACGATCGACCCCCAGATCGGGACAAGCGCGTCGATGATGGGGGTGAGCGCGGCGAACGCCGGGCCCAGCAGCGGCAGGACCGTCATGATCAGGTTCTCCAGCGGCGGCAGGATCGTGTTCACGAAGTTCTGGAACACCGGCACCAGCTGGTTGATGATGTCCATGATGACCGGCCCGGCGGCGAAGGTGATCCGGCCGAACGCGGCGGTGACCTGGTCCAGCACCGGCGCCAGGCCGGTGATGAACGCGGCGATCAGCGGCCCGAGCTGCGCGGCGACCTGCCCGAGGATGGTGCCGATCTGCCCGAGGGAGTCGCCGATCGGCCCGATGGCAGGGGCCAGCGCCGCGACGCCGGCGGAGATGCCGCCGATGAAGTCGGTGAGGCCCTGCTGCACGGCCGGGTTGGACATGAGCTGCCCGATGTAGCCGATGACGGTGGCCATGGTGTCGCCGATGGACGCCATGGCGAGGTTGATGGTGGGCATGATCGAGGCGATGGCCGGGCCGAGGTTCAGGATCGCGTCCCCGACCTCGCGCGCGGCAATCGCGGCGCCGGAGAGCAGCATCGTCAGGGTGTGCTGGAACTCCGGGGACTGCATGATGGCGCTGGCCCCGGCGAGCGCGGCGGCGAACGCCCCCAGCCCGCCGATCCCGGCAGCGCCGGCGGCGTCACCGATGGCGTTGAAGATCCCCACGGCGGAGGACAGGACCGACCCGACATCCTTGAACCCCTGGATCGCCCGCTCGGTCCACTCCACCAGCCGGCCGTCGGCGTAGGCGGCGGAGATGAACCGCTCGAAGTGCTCCGCCATCCCCACAATCGCGTCCGCGGCCCGGCCGAAGTAGCGCGAACCGACCTCCCCGAGCAGCGCGAACGCCTTCACCAGCGGATCCACGGCGGCCTTGCCCCGGTCCAGCGCCGCGTTGAGCCGCTCGAACATCACGGGCATCTCGTTGTTGGCGGCGTAGGTGGAGATGGAGGTGGCCAGCTGCGCGAAGATCGCACCCATCCGTTCCCCCGTGACGGAGAGCTGGGTGCTCAGGGTGGGGAGCAGCTGGTTGGTGAGCTTGCGGATCGGCTCCTCGGCCTGCCCCCAGAACTTGGCGCTGATGGAGTCCTGCAGCTTCCCGAACTTCGGGCCCAGGTCGGCCAGCACGTCGCCCATGTCCTTGAACGCGGCGACGAGCACGCCGATGCCGATGCCGGCGCCGGTGAGGAAGGCCGGGGCGAGGATGGAGATGCTGCCCAGCGCGGCGAGGTCCTGGCCCATGGCGGCGAGCCCGCCGACGGCGTGGAGGATCGACGCGGCGGCCGTGCCCATCAGCACGGACATCTTCCCGATCTTCACCGCGTTCCGGTCGAGGTCCTGGAAGAAGGAGGCGCCCTCGCGGAACATGTCCGTGAGGACGTTGAGCCCGGTGAACCCGGCGAACTTCTTCCCGGCGTTCCCGATCAGGTTGGAGATCAGGGTCCAGTCGCGCTTGTGCCGGTCAGCTTTGTCGTTGGCCTGGTCGAACGTGACGTTGTAGAACGCCATGTCGTCGGCGACCTTGCCGATCTTGGCGGAGATCCAGTCGAACTCGTTGTCGGCGATCCGGCCCATGTCGCGCAGCTGCTCCGCGGTCTGCAGGGTCTTGATCCGCAGCTCCTCCATGTTCTTGGTGCCGCGGGCGAAGCCGGAGAAGTCGTTGCTGGCGATGGCCTGCGCGAGGGACTTGAATTTCGCCTCGACGTCCATGCCCTCGACGGCCTTGATCATGCCGTAGAGGCTCTTGTTGTAGCGCTCCTGCTCCTCGCGGGCCTTCCGGGCATCGTCCAGCGCGTCCTGCTGGGCCTTGGACTCGGCCTTCATCGCGTCGATGTGGGCCTCCACCCCGGCCACAGCCATGAGGTGGGCGTCGAGGGACACCCGGCCCTGGTCGCGCATGGCGGTGGTGACTTCCACGACGCGGGCGCGGAGCTCCTCGAAGGTCTTGCCCTTGGCGAAATTGGACCAGTCGACCTCGGCGACGGCTTTGCCGATCTTCTTGAAGTCCTCCTCGAGATTGGCCTTCTTGATGTTCTTGATCATGCCGTCCATGGAGCGGTTGAACTTCTCGTTCTCCCTGATGGCGGCCGACCAGGAGTCCTCGAACGCCTTGGTGAGCTTCTTCTGGTCCCGGATCTGGTTCTCGATCAGCGCCTTGGTGTGGTCGGCGTCCCTCTGCCGGGCCTTCTTCAGCCCCTCCATCATCTGCTTGTGTGCGTCGGCCCACCGCGCATAGTCTTTCTCCCGGGCCTCGGCGTCGGCTTTGCGGACGGCGGCGAGGCCCTCCA